AGGTGAGGGTATGGCAAGACCAACTAGATATATGGTTGTCATTCAACCACCTCAAAAAGTAATTGACATACAAGGTGACATGGATTACTCAGCGCCATCATCTGGTGAAAATGATTTAGAATCATCACAAACAAAAAGAAATGTTGGCATGATGTGTAATTCAGTTACTATGCCAAGTAGAGATGTAAAGACATCACCTAGTCAACAGTACGGACCTCAAAGAAGAATGCCTTATGCATATTCTTTTAGTGGCGAATTAAACATGTCATTTTATGGTGATAAGTTTTTAAGACAGAGAATGTTCTTTGAGAATTGGCAGAAAAAGATTTTTGATATAAATACACACAACATGAAATTCTATGATGATTATGTTGGCACTATGGATATCATGCAGTTAGGCTCATTCAATAGTGAAAACGACAGAGACAGAGTAACATACGCAGTAAGATTGTATGAAGTCTATCCGCAAACTATTGGTTCATATGATATGTCTTATGGTGCCGTTAACGAAGTAGTTAATGTACCTATTACATTGAACTTTAGACATTGGAGAAACCTAACACTAGACCAGGTTAATAGTGCAACAGTTGGACAATCATTTGGTGAACTGCCAACTATTAAACCAGGCAAAGAATTCGGATTATTTGGAGGCATATTGAATAGATTACCACCAGAAATACGTAGAGCAGGACGTGATGTCCTATCTACAGCGAAGCGTAACTTACCAATTGGTAAAATTACAGGCGGAAGAGTATTTCCACCATTTTTATAATTAACTAAGGAGAATAGATTATGGCATTACCCATATTAGAGACAGCGACTTATGAATTGACATTACCTAGTAGTGATACAGTTGTAAAGTTTAGACCTTTTATTGTTAAAGAAGAGAAAATACTTCTTCAAGCTTTAGAGGCAGGAGACAGTAAAGGTATTACTACTGCTCTTAAAGATATTGTTAACACATGTACCTATGGTAGTGTTGACGTTACGAATATACCAACGTTTGATTTAGAGTATATCTTTTTACAGATACGTTCAAAGTCAGTTGGCGAGAAAGTAAAAATTAAAGTATTGTGTCCTGACGATAAAGTGACATATGCTGAACACGAAGTTGACTTGACAAAAGTTGAAGTAGTAGTTGATGACGAACATACAAGTGAAATTGTTGTCAATGATAAGGTTAAAATGATTATGTCTTATCCTACAATTGAGTCAGTTGACCCAACAGCAGACAGTAAGTCTATGAAGACAGATAAGTTATTTGAAATCATTGGTAAAACTGTAGCCCAAATTATTGATGGCGAAGTAATACATAATGCTAAAGATTACACTCAGAAAGAACTAAGAGATTTTATTGATACCTTAGATTCTGGTGTCTTTGTTAAGTTGCAGAAATTTTATTCAACTATGCCTCGTTTGGCACATGAAATTGTAGTGACTAATCCAAAGACTAAAGTTGAGAGTACAGTGATGTTGCAAGGTCTGTCCGATTTTTTCGGATAGCCCTCTCACATGACAGCTTAGAAAACCATTACAAGGTTAACTTTGCTTTAATGCAACATCATAAATATTCTCTAACTGAGTTAGATATGATGATACCATGGGAGAGGGAGATATACGTAGGTCTATTGATTTCGTATATCAAAGAAGAAAAAGACAAAGCAAGAGAGAGGTCAATGAAAACATGAGCATAGAAGAAGAAAAGAAACTGGTTGTACCAGTAGATAAAGATACAGCAACAAAAAAGGTTACTGTAGAATTAGAAGTTGATACAAGTATAAAAGATTTAGGACCAAATCCTTATGCAAAACTTATTCATTTAGCTAGAGCGGTAGACGCTTGGAGAATATTTCCAAGATTGTTCTTAACAGTTTACATCATCTTATTATATAAGTGTGTGATATGGTATATGAATTTAGGTTCACCAACAATGGAACAAAGTGGTTTAATTAGTATCGTAGTTGGTGCTGGTGCGGCTTGGTTTGGTCTATATACAGGTTCAAGTAAAGGTAAAAAATAAAAATGTCAACAGCATTAGCAGTCGTAGAATCAATGCAACAAAAGGTTGGTAGCTCACTAGTTGCCACTTCTGGTTCAGTATTACAAGAACGTTCTAGTGATAGTGCCTTACAGGTACTTGAACAGTTACGAGATTTGCAATTAAAAACTGTAAGAGGTATCAGTAGAGTATATGATATGCTAGCGAAGATGTTGAACTTTGAAAATGCTCAAGCGGCTCGTCTACGTGACCAAAAAAATGAATTAGATTCAGAAGGTTCAGGCCTTATGTTGCCAGGTATGAACATGCCTGAAATTGGTGACGGAGGACAAGAGGCAAGTGGCGGTTCAAGTGGCGGTATGTTGGCTGCAGCTGCTGGTGGAGCTGGATTAGGTATTGGTGGACTATTACTTGCATTAAGAACAAGAATAGCAAAACTATTTGCGCCTCTAATAAGATTCTTTGGCAAAACAGGACCATTTGGTAAAATATTTACCAGACTATTCACATTAATGCCATTCTTAAGCAGATTTGGTCCTATTGGTCTTGTGATTACAGGTATTCAATTGTTAATGCATTACATGGACGATATTGTAGCGGCATTGGCGCCAGTGTTAGACATTATTAAGAAAATGTGGGTCTCAGTTAAACCTTTGTTTGACGCCATATTACTTGTAGGAGATTTAATTATTAAATCAGGTATTGCTCTTATAGGTACCGGTTTAGAAATTGCATTTGGTTTAATTTCCTCTACATTAGATACATTATTAGCAAGTGTAGTCTTTGTCAAAGACCTGATAATAGGTCTTGTAACAGGTGATATGGAATTAATCAAAGGTGCATGGGGAGTTATTAAGACCAAATTCGCCAAAATTGGTTCAGATATTATTGGTGTATTTACAGGTGCCTTTACTGGTTTGATTACAAAGATTGAAGAGATTTTTAACATAGAGGATTTAGTAGGCACAGTAACAACAGCCTTCACTAACATGGTAGCATGGTTTACTAAAATTGGCAAAGCAATTTACAATCCTGAAACAGGAGCATTATTTGGTTACACATGGGATATGGTCAAAGGAACTATTACAGATTCATTTGATAGTATGGGAACATGGTTTGTAAATTTAGGCAAAAAGATTTATAATTCAGAAACAGGTGAGTTGTTTGGTTATCAGTTACCAACATTGCCTACTTTGGATAGTATAGGAACATGGTTTACAGATTTAGGCAAAAAGGTTTACAATCCCGAAACAGGTGAGTTGTTTGGTTATCAGTTACCAGCAATGCCTAGTCTATCAGATATTGGAACATGGTTTACAACTTTAGGCAACAAGATTTATAATTCAGAAACCAATTCACTATTTGGTTACACATTACCAGCAATGCCTAGTTTAGGCACTATGTTTGATAAGATAAAAGAATTAAGAAACAAGATTTACAATCCTGAAACAGGTGAGATATTTGGTTTCACACTACCTTCATTCACTGACTTTGAATTGCCTAACATTGGTGACATGATGAAGAATATATTTGCTTCACTATTACCAGCACCAGGCGATTGGTTATATAAATTCTTACCACAAGGATTGAAAGACATAGCAACAGAGGCCTCTATAACTGCTCCAGCAGCTATAATCGAAACAATGCCTAAACCTAAGGCAGACACAGGCAGTTTAACGACAGAAACAACAGATAGTGCGCCAATTGTTATTCAGAAGCAGAATGGTTTTAGTCAATCAACACAGAACAACAATGCTTACTTGTCACAATCGTTAGATTCAGGCACAAAGTTGAAACGTTGGGGTAAAAGAGGGGGTTAATACTTGCCTAACTCTTTTTCAGTAATCAATTTAAATTCCATGTCATTCAATTCACAATAGTGTTTGGCTGCATTCCATTTAGCTTGATTTTTAATATATTCAAAAGACTCACGTAGATAGTATTTACTCTTCTTAGTGGGTGGTTTAGGGGGTTTACATTGGCGATAAGGTTTAATCTCTATCACATATTTCTTGTTCTTAGAAGTCTTAATGATAAAGTCTGGGAAATATCTATGATGTTTCTTTGTAATAGGATTAAAGTATCTTATAGGCAATTCTTCACTTGCCCAATGAGTTATATCTATATTTTTGTCACAATATAACATGAATCTCTTCTCTAGCAGCGACCTATACACGATACCTTTAGGGTCTCCAACGTATTTGTCTGGATATACTGGTTTAAATAACCCTTTGTAACTCTTTCTCATAAACTCTCTTCCAATCTATATAAATATTAGTAACTATAGGATATTTAGGCACATGGCA